TATTATTTTGTTCAAAAGACATATGGATAGAAACATGCACGAATTAGAAGCTTTGGGTGGGGTACACGCTCCCACATTATCAGATTTCTGGACATGGGTGGAGGAAGTGTTTACTCCTTCATATCAATCAGAAGTAGAGTCATACTTAAATGATTGTGTAGATTATAAAGATTTAGAAACAAGAATGAAATATTTAAAGATTAGAGGTCTAATATGAAAACATTTAAAAAAATTGTAGACATCCTCATCAAGATGGGTGAAGCTAGAGCTAAACACTTGCAACTCAATCCTAGTTTGATGAAGTGGTATTGATTTTAGTGTTGTAACAATATTTGATATAATGTATACTTGCCTCTTAACTGAGGGGCTTCATGAATTTTTACACGAATATTTACATTCGCGGCAACGAGGTATTGCTTAGAGGGATAGAAGATGGAGAGAAGATCCAGCTTGCTATTCCTTACAAGCCATACCTCTTTGTTCCTTCACATGACAGCAACACTCCATTCAAGACATTGAAGGGTCAACCTGTTAAGCGAATTGACTTTGAGTCTATGCGTGAAGCTCGTGACTATGTTGCTCGCTACAAGAACGTAGAGAACTTTCCTGTATATGGTTTGTCAAACTTTGGTTACACATTCATCAATGACAAATACAAAGGTGAGATTCAATATGACGTCTCAAAAATATCTGTTGTCACAATAGATATTGAGACCGCCTCGGATGGTGGATTCCCAGACATCGAGACTGCAAATAAACAGATCACTGCTATCACACTTCGTAAGAATGATCAAGTGATCTCATTTGGTTTGTTTCCCTACGAACCTGAGCTACCAAACGTTAAGTACTTTTTCTGTGAGAGTGAAGCTCATATGCTGGAGCAGTTCATCCAGGTGTGGTGCTCTAAACAGTTTAGCCCAGATATCATTACTGGATGGAACGTTGAGTTCTTTGATATGCCGTACATCGTCAATCGCATACGTCGCATCCTTGGTGACTACAGTGTTAAGAAGTTGTCTCCATGGGGAATGATGAGTTCACGTGAGTTTGAGATTATGGGTAAGACCTATAACCTTGAACAACCTGTTGGCATTACGATTCTTGATTACATGGCGTTGTACAAGAAGTTCTCCTTCTCTCAGCAAGAGAGTTTCAAGCTCGATCACGTTTCTTTCATAGAACTTGGTGAACGTAAGTTGGACTTTACTGAGCTGGGGTTTGAGACTCTTGATGATTTCTATAAAGGTGACTTCCGTAACTACATGAACTATAACATCCGAGATGTGGACTTGGTTTATCGTTTGGATCAGAAGTTAAAGTTAATCGAGCAAGTGTTTGCAATCGCTTACGATGGTAAGGTCAACTACATTGACACTCTTGCAACAGTGCGGATGTGGGATACCATCATTCATAACTACTTGCTTGAAAAGAACATTGTTGTTGACAATCCAAAGGTGATTGAAAAGCAACGACAGATTGAGGGTGCTTATGTTAAGGATCCACAAGTTGGTAAGCACGACTGGGTTGTATCATTTGACTTGAACAGTTTGTATCCTCACTTGATTATGCAATACAATATTAGTCCTGAAACATTAACAGGCCAATACTCCAAGTTTGCAAATAGTGAACGGTTCAATGACGATGGTACTTTGATTGACTATCAGATTACTGATTCGATTGGAATGATCATCGATGATAAAGTTTTAGATGATCTTTCAATTCGCAATCAGCTAACACAGCAGAATGTTACAATCACTCCTACTGGTTGTATGTTTGATCGTGACTATCAAGGCTTCTTACCTAAACTAATGGAGACAATGTACAACGATCGTTCCACTTGGAAGAAGCGAATGCTGGAAGCAAAAAAGAAGTATGAAAAGACTCCCACAGAAGAACTAGCTAATGAAGTAGCTCGCTGCCACAATATGCAGCTAGCAAAGAAGATCCAACTTAACAGTGCTTATGGTGCATTGTCTAATGTGTACTTCCGTTGGTATGATCCACGTCTTGCTGAGTCTATTACTAAAGCTGGCCAGCTCTCAATCCGTTGGGTAGAGAAGAAGATGAACGAACATCTTAACAAACTGTTCAAGACGACTGGTGAGGATTATGTGATCGCTTGTGATACAGACTCAATGTACATCAGGTTTCAAAGGCTTGTTGATATGGTGTACAAAGATCAGACCGATCATCAAAAGATCGTTAGCTTCCTTGATAAGGCTTGTGAAGAGAAGTTTGAGCCTTTCATTGATAAGTGCTACGAAGAGCTTGCCATTCACGTTAATGGTTATCAACAGAAGATGAAGATGAAGCGTGAAGCAATTGCGAACAAAGGTATCTGGACTGCAAAGAAGCACTACATCTTAAATGTTTATAACAACGAGGGTGTTTCATACAAAGAACCTAAACTAAAGATGCAAGGGATCGAAGCTGTAAGAAGTTCAACACCATCTGCGTGCCGTGATTATATTAAGAAGTCTCTTGGTGTAATTATGAACGGTACACAAGATGAACTGATTGGTTTTATTGAAAGAAGTAGGATTGAATTTAAAAAGAAACCTTTTGAGGAGATTGCTTTTCCGCGAAGTGTAAGAGGTTTGAAGAAGTACTACGATTCAAAGAATGGTTACAAGAAAGCATCTAAGGCTGGTGTTCCCATCCACGTCAGAGCTGCCCTTGTACACAATCACTTAGTCAAAACAAAAAAGCTAGATAATACTGTCAGTCCTATCTACGAAGGTGAGAAGATTAAGTTTGCTTACCTCACAATGCCCAATCCTGTTCACGAAAATGTTTTTGCTACAACAGGACCTTTGCCCAAGCAGTTCGGACTTGAAAAGTACATTGATTACGAAACACAGTTTGACAAAGCATTTGTCGAACCAATTAGAACAATCGTTAATGTGATGGGATGGACTACTGAGAAAGCTAGTTCAACTTTAGATGACTTTTTTGGAGACTAAGATGGTTTTAAACGAAGATGATGACTTTGGCTTCTCTGCAGTTAGTGAAGAAGAACTTAAAAAGTATTAGAACGAACTCAAATCAGCTGTTGACGAGACCACAACTACTGCTGTAGAATTAGAAGATAGATTAGCAAAGTTGTACTCCGCTATCATGCCCCTTTTGAACAACCTAGAAAAGAATCCAGAAAAGGAATACATTCTTTGGCCAGGTCGTGACAAAAAGATTAAACTGTTCAGAACAAAATTGAAAAATATCTACGAAGGTAAAACATGAATGATTTTGAAACTCACCCCAAAGGCACTTCTGAAGAGATTCGGTTATCACGAGCTCTTGCAAATGAGATAGAACAAATTACACACCAGTACGGTGGAGTAGTTCCGCACAATGTGGTATTAGCGTATAATAAACTAGTAGAACATTATACAAAACAATTACAAGATAAGGAAGTGCAATGAGTGATTTTTTAAAAGCGTTAGTGAAGGATCTGAAAGATGAGAACACCTCAATTTTGGAAGATGGTGAGTCTTCTGCTGAGTTTAGTGGTTGTATTGATACTGGTTCGTTTGCGCTGAATGCTGTTCTGTCTGGAAGCCTTTATGGTGGTGTCCCCAACAACAAGATCACTGCATTTGCAGGAGAGTCTGCCACTGGCAAGACGTTCTTCGTTCTAGGTGTAGTTAAACAGTTCCTACAAGACAATCCAACTGGTGGAGTGATCTACTATGATACAGAAGCTGCTGTCACTAGAGACATGATGGCAACTCGTGGCATTGATCCTAAGCGAGTGATCATTGCAGAGCCTGATACAATTCAGAAATTCCGTACTCATGCTTTGAAGGTAATTGAGTCATATGAGAAAGCACCAAAGGACACTCGTCCTCCAATGCTGATGGTACTAGATAGTCTTGGTCTGTTGTCAACCTCTAAAGAAGTTGAAGACTCCACTGAAGGCAAAGATGTTCGTGACATGACGAAGTCCCAATTAATCAAGGGAGCTTTCCGTGTCCTTACTTTGAAGCTAGCACAAGTTGGTATTCCAATGCTAGTTACAAATCACGTTTATGAAGTCATTGGTTCTTATGTACCTACAAAGGAGATGGGTGGTGGTTCAGGTCTCAAATATGCAGCTAGCACGATTGCTTTTCTCGGAAAGAAAAAGGAAAAAGATGGAGATGGAGATGTTGTTGGCAACATCATCAAAATCAAAATGCAAAAGTCCCGATTCACCAAAGAGCATAGTCAAGTCGAAGTGTTACTTACTTTTAACAAAGGACTCGACCGGTACTATGGTCTCCTAGATATTGCTGAGAAGTATGGTATCTTTAAGAAGGTATCTACTCGGTACGAATTGCCTGACGGCAAGACTGCTTTTGGTAAGCAGATTAACAGTGATCCTGAAAAGTATTACACCACAGAAGTAATGGAGCAACTTG